GTTTTACTTCGATTTTTTATCATTCCTTTATTATCTACCCCATCTTTTCCATTTCTTTTATTTACCGTTTCTTTAATGAACTTATGAGTATGAGAACTTAAATCATATAATGGAAGTTTCTCATAAAATACATATATCATCTCATGTTTTCTCATCGGCATCTTTTTTGCTGATAGAAAACCCGCGGCGGCGGATTTAACCCATACAATGTCGTATCTGAAATGACACTTTTTTGGAGCTGAGTTAATTAATGAAACTCCAAACTTGGTTGTTGTTGTGAAAAATATTGGAGTATTTAGTTTTTTAATTCTCATTACTTCAATCCAAAATAAATCCAAATCGATGGGACAATCCCACTTGCAAGAAGTTTGACCGTATGGTAAATCACAAAATATTAAATCGACTGAATTATCTTCTATTCCTTTCATTTCATTCAGACAATCTCCATGTAATAAAATACTCATTTATATTATAATATATATTTTAATTCATTTGAAATAAACACGCAAAAAGTGTCTGGGATAGAATTGTAAAATAAAAGGACTAAACCATTTTTTTTTGATATATAAGTTTTATTTCGGCATTCTATCCCAGACACTTTTTAATCGAAAGAAACAATAATCGGATTTTCTTTTGTTGCAACTCGAATTATCAATGATGTTAAATATGTTTTTTTTAATATTTTATTATTATCAAGAGATTTTTTCACTTCCGGAGAGATCTCCGGATTTACATGACTTATCATATATGGAGAAGAATTATATAATCGACACGCTCGGCGTACAGATGGAATATCACCCCATTTACTGATTGAAATTATATCATCAAAAACGGCTTCATGTGTTGGATATGTGACTTCTGATAAATTACAATGAGAATTGCAATATTTTATAATTCTTTTTGATTTATACATTATATCATTCTTTTCTTGAATATTTGGTCTTTGTTTTGTTGTTGGATTTTGAAGATATTTAATCAAATCAGATTTATTTTTGATTTTATCATTATTCACAAAAGAACATTGTTCCATGTATTGTTCCATATCATTGACAATCTTTCCTTTACTTAATGTTTTATCAATAAACACTTTGAAAGATTTAAATAATTCGATTATATCTTTTTTCGAATGTGATTTATCGATTAAAAACATTTATTTTTATAATATAAAATATATTTTATTTTTCTATATTATACTTAAAAGATATGCCTTACAAAACCGGAAAGATGAAAGGAGAATTAACCACTCCCGAAATTAGAAAGTTAATCAAAGCACACAATGTTCTTATGTCGATCAAGATTCCAAAGGGTTCGAAGAGGGAAGATATCATTAAATTAGTTGAATCCAAAGGATACAAAATAAATCATGAAAAACAAGCGCTTGTCGCAACTGTTAAGATGAAGAGAAAACCAACAGTCAATTTGAAAAGGGCGGCAGAGACACTTCCGAAACCAAAGACAGCAGAGGAGAAAAAGGTTGCAAAAAAGAAAAGAGAGGAAACCAAGCAGAAAAAAGAAACAGAAGCATTCAAGAAAAGACAAGCCCAAGTCGAAGCATTGAAGAAGGTTCAAGCACGAAGAAAAAAAGGAGAAATAAAGAAACCATCAACCGTCGTTCCAGAGTTTGAAACAATCAAACAATTAGAAAAATATTTTGATAAGCAAATCGAAAGTTTCAAAAAAGAAATAACAAAGTTCAGAAACAAAATCAAAGCCTTCGATGATAAAAAACAAGTCCAACAAGAAAGAGTTAAATTGAGAAAATTAGGAAACAAAAGAGTTCTCGATATATTAGAAGCAAATGAAGATTTATTTGAAGATGATGATGAAGCATATGAGCGTCTTGAAACTAAATATGAAAGCGCTGTTGAAAAACCAATCACCATGATTGCTGGTAATAGAGTTGAAGAATTAAAAAAATAAATTAATCTTGGGCTTCCTTGACATATGTATCCAATGCAACTTCCTTCGAATGTCCCATTATCTGATTATCCTTTTCAAGTTCTTTTTTCATGTCACCATATTTCGATGACAAATATATTTTTCTCATAAGCGTGCTCGAAATGGCTTGATTTTTTTTCATATATTTTTGAGAATACTTTAACAAGGTTTTTGATATTTCAATTCTTGTTAATGGCTTCCCAGTTGATGATTTAAATAACACACCCATTCCATTGATTCTGATAAAATATCTTAATAATTTCTTCACTTGTGGGTCGTCGATTTCAATCTTTAATTCTTCATATTTTTTCGATGTCTTGTATTTATTCAATACAAAAAACATTCCATTCTTATGTACGACCAAATAATTTTTTGATTTTTTATCCTCTTCTTTAAGTTTATTATAATCTCGTTTTGAGATTGCTTCCATTTCTGAAACATCGTTTCGCATGGGATATTTCGAATATATCGAAAATAAAACATACGCTTGAAGAAGGTTCATTTCTTTTTTTGTTATATCATCTTTTTTCTTTTTTTTTATTTGTTTTAATTCGGCTCCCATTTTATTTATCATTTCATAAACTTCCTCGATTGTTGCGAAGTTCTTGGATTGTTTATCAGATATAATCCCACTCTTATTTTCCTCATCATATTTGTTATTGAAATCATCTCTCAAATCTCCATATTCTTTTAATAATTTATCATACTTTTCATCACTATTTAACGCCATCAATAATACGATTATTGCATTCAAAAAGTTTCTTTGTGTTGTATAATGTAACTCTTCAATCTTTCCCATGACATTTTCGGGATCATCGAGAAAATCAAAATTATCTGAATCAAATATCTTTTTTAATTTATTAAGATTCGTTTCGTATTGTTTCACAGTATTGGGTTTAAGATTTGGTCGAGCCGTTTTGATTTCTTCCATTGGATTTTTTACATTTATTTTCATCTTTTATATATAATAGAAGATTAAAATATTTAAATAAAAACGATAAAAAAAAAAGATTAATTTTGTTTATTCATATGTTCCAATAATTCAACCATGTCTTTTTGAGTTTTCAGAATCGATGCAATATATTCTTCCAATTGTTCGATTCTTTGTCTTTGACTTATATATTTATTTTTATATTTTTCACATTTTTCACATTTTCTCGAACATTTCCCCCACATTTTATATTATAATTTAGATAATAATTTAAGCGAAATAACAATCAAAAATCCCGTTTTCGATGACCGCGACCTTCTGTAATTCTACATATACACGGAGTGTGTAAGTTCCCGCACCAAGGGTCGCATCATAATGAAGTTCAATCCCCTTGTTATTAATTCTCTCCATTCTGTTGGGTTTGAGAGCAGTCCAATTGAAACATGCAGCAACACCGCTGTCTCCGTTATTCTGGGCGTGACCTTCAAATGTGGAAGTCGTTAGAGAATTAATCGGATTCGCGGAATATTGTTCTGATGTAACCATGGGGACTCTGCCCTCGGCTTGCTGGGTTGTGTGGAAATGAAGGGCTCGATTATCTCTATCAACCGAGAACTCAAATCTGTCATTATATCTCATATTAATTTTTAGTTCAGAACCAGCGCCGCCAGATTTAGAAACAGCATCACCGAGCAACAGACCTCTCGAAACATAATCGGCGTTTTTCTGTAATCCCGAAATTACTTTTGAAACAAGACGACCATTGCCGCCAATATTGAAAACAAGTTTGGAGAATGCCGTTTGATCTCCCGTTCTCTTTGCGAGTCGATAATCTTCGTATTGGAATACTTGTCGGGGATTTTCCGCAGCATATTTCGACATGATTTCTCCATCATATACAATTGAATCATAAATCATCTTAACTTCATTCCTATTAATCTGATATTCAACAGCAGAAGTTCCAGCGCCAGCAACACACATTCTGCGAGAATTGGAAGCACCCGAAAGAGATGATAATGTATCTTGGAAAGTTAAATCAATGTGGATTTCTTCATCAATCATAAATGCCGGCAACTGATTTTTTGCAAGGAAGGGGAAAAGATCAGATAAATTAACTGAATAAACGGGGGCTTCCGCAACCGTTGCCGCCGATTCCGCGGAATGCTGCTGGAAGGGGAGCAACCGGAACGATTGAACCCCCGAAGCAACAACAACACTGGGATTGCGACCATTATCAAGTCCAATACGGGCGGCACTATTAACCGGACGGTCGGCGAGTAGAGGTTGCCCCGCCGGAACAGAGCCATCAGTTACGGATCTCGCATCATATACTGGGGCATTATTC